TGGGTCCCAGACTGGCACTAACGACTTTAAGGGTATCTTCTTTCCTTGGTCTGCTGGTGACCGTAACGAGGATTGGTATGCTGTCAAGAAGGCTCAGCTGCCCGATTGGCAGCTTGCCCAGGAATACCCATCAGACCCGGAAGAAGCATTTGTTCGTTCTGGTCGCCCCGTGTTTGACATCGACATCATTAGGGCTATTGTTCCTGTAGAAGGAATCAAGGGTACGTTGCTTTATGATAACGGTCCATACTTTAAAGCAGATGGTGGACCGTTGACTGTGTGGGCAGAGCCCGAACCGGGGCAGGTGTATTGTATTGGGGCTGACGTTGCTGAGGGTCTTCAGCATGGGGACTATAGCGTAGCTCAGGTTATTAACGCCGAAACTCTCGAGGTTGTGGCTAGGTGGCGTGGACATGTTGACCCAGACTTGTTTGGGTCTGATGTTTTGTTTGATTTGGGCGACTGGTATAACCACTGCTTAATTGGCGTTGAAAACAACAACCACGGTTTGACAACGCTTAAGGCGTTGCAGCGTGTGGGGTATAGGAACATATACAGGCAGCGTAGGCTGGCGCAGAGGGCTCCTCAGGCTACGGAGATTCTTGGTTGGCGTACTACGGCAGCATCGAAGCCTTTGGCTATTGACGAACTAAGTAAAGCTTTACGTGATGGCGACCTTACTGTGTTTGATGAGCATACTCTTGCCGAGTTGCGAACGTTTGTTCGCGACGAGAACGGCAGAATGCACGGTTCACCCCATGACGACCTTGTGATGGCCTTGGCCATCTCTAATCAAATGCTGAAACATGTGTGGCTTCCAGAATATATGCCCGACCTTCAGGCACCTAAGTACTCTTTTGAATGGTTTGCTAACCAAATTGAACCTGAACGTAAAGAAAAAGTTTCTATTGGAATGTTTAACACCCGTAAGTAACGATTTTTGTATAGGTTATGACTGTTTTTGTATGTGAACGATGTGATTCTCGATGGGTAGGCGACATGAAGCCTGCTCGTGGTTCTATTTGTTTTAAATGCCACCTCAAATCCATCAGTATCGGCTTTACCCACGGCAAAGCCGAGTTCACTGGTCCTACGGTTGTGGAACGCCAGCGCAAGGCCATAGATGATGCCGCTGCTTCTGGTCGTACTATTGAACCTTATGGAAGTCGTTGGGTGTAATGCGTCATGGAATGGGTTGTGCCTATTGCGGTTGCTGTCATCACGGGTCCTGTGGTGGTAATTCTGCAAAAGCTTCGTAAGGAAAACACAAACCAACACGCAGAGTCCAGAGGTTTGTTGGAACATCTGGTTGTTAAAGTCGATAAGATAGATGATAAGTTGGATTCGCATATTGCGGACCCAATGCCTCATTCAAGAAAGGATATAGCATGAGCAAGTGGAGTCAAGGTAACATTCGAGCATTGGTTCGTTCGTTAAGTGTTTTGGTTACAGCGTTTGGTCTTAAGTTGAGTGGTGAGCAGGTTGCTGCTATCCAGCTGGTGATTGAGTCTCTTATGCGTATTGGTTACGCACGTAAGGAAGCCTAATGGCCCGTCCAACCCATAAAAGTATGCTGGCCAACTATCGGGGGAAGATTGATTCTTCCCGTAAGTGGCGCAAGGAAGAGAAGTACGACAAGCTTTGGCGTCGTATGATTGACTTGTATCGTGGCAAGCATTTCGATAATGTCAGCAGTGAAGACCGCATGCTTATTAACGCTGCATTCTCCACCATCAACGTTATTGCCCCTAGCGTGGCTGTTAACCACCCTAAGATTACTGTGGGTGCACGCAAATCAGAAGATGGAGATAAAGCCATCATTACCGAAGCCATCATCAACTATTGGTGGCGTCATTTCGACTGCCAAAAGCAGTTGCGTCGAGCAGTTGACGACTATCTGATTCTTGGTCACGGCTGGCTTAAGGTCGGATACAAGTTCGTTGAAGAAGAACGCAAAAAAGAAAAAGAACCTGAATATTCAGAAACACCTATGGGTGAAGAAATGGAATACCAGGAAACCGGTGAAAAAGATTTGGACGCAGCAGCTGAGGCTGCACCGATGGAAACAGAAATTGTTGTCCTTGAAGACCGTCCTTTCGTTGAACGCGTTTCACCCTTCGATGTGTATGTAGACCCAGACGCTACAAGTATTGAAGATGCCAAGTGGATTGCACAACGAGTACGTCGTCCCCTGTTGGATGTACGCTCCGACCAGCGTTACAACCGTCAGGCACGCATGGATGCTGCAGCAACACAATACAACAAGTGGTCTTCACACGAAGAACGCCCTCGCGCCACACAAGACGACAGGGACGCCTATGTTGATGTGTGGGAATTCTACGACATCAAACGTGCCACGATGTCTGTGTTCGCTAACGGCTGTGACGGATTCCTTGTGAATCCTTCACCAATGCCGTACGCTTTTGGTCATCCATTTGTTATGTTGCGCAACTATGATGTTCCCGAGCATTTCTACCCAATGGGTGAACTTGAAGCTATTGAACCTCTTCAGTACGAGCTTAACGCTACACGTACACAGATGATGAACCATCGTAAGCGTTTCTCCCGTAAGTGGCTGTACAAGGAAACCGCTTTTGACGGTCCAGGTCGTGACGCTTTGGAATCAGATGAAGACAACGTAATGGTTCCTGTTATCAGCGACGAACCGCTTCAGGCGGTCGTCCAGGCGATGCCAGCAATTGTTAACCCACCCGATATGTACAATATCACTAACCAAATTATGCAGGACATGGACCGCATTTCTGGTGTGGCAGAGTTTATGCGTGGTGGAGCATCAGAAATTAACCGTACCGCTACTGAAGCCGCAATGATGCAGGATGCTATGAATGCACGCACATCAGATAAGTTGGCTGAAGTTGAACGAGCAATCGCTAGTGCGGCTAAGCGTCTGATTGGTCTTGCACAGCAGTTCTTGACTGGCGAGCATGTTGCTCGTGTGGTTGGTTCTATGGCTATGCCTATTTGGGTTAACTTTGACCGTGACTACATTTTGGGAGAGTTTGATTTTGAAGTTGAAGCAGGTTCTACCCAGCCGGTTAACGAATCTTTCCGTCGCCAGATGGCACTACAAATGGTTGATGCTATGGCCCCGTTTGTTGGCGCAGGTGTTGTGGACATGGCGGCACTTGCACGCCATGTACTCCAATTCGGTTTTGGTGTCAAAACTCCAGAAGCGTTCTTGGCTCAACCGCAGCAAGCACAGCCGGGAATGGAGGGCGCACCACCGCAAGGTGAAGCTCCGCCAATGGGAGGTCTTCCTTCGGGCATTAATCCCGAAGAGATGATGCAGGGAATGCCACCTACCGGTGGTATGCCACTGCCAAGCAATATTCCACCGCAGGTTCTCGCTATGATTGAGAATCAAACGGGTGGTTTACCAAATACAATGTAACGAAATACCCCTACTATTTAGAGCAACCTTTTTGGACTCTGGAGAAAAATGGAACTTGAAAATTTTGAATCTGAAGCCGTAGACCCCATCGAGTTTGATGGACAAGTTGAAGGTGGAGAAGAAACTAGCTTTGAAGAGTATACCCCCGAGTATATCGACATCGACAGTTATGCTGACAAATATGTTAAGCTACAACTTGACGGTGAAGAACTTGAGGTGCCACTTAAAGAGGCTGTTTCAGGATACCAGCGTCAAGCGGATTATACCCGCAAGACGCAGCAATTAGCAGAAGAACGCAAGAACGTTCAGTTTGCACAGGCAATCCAACAGGCGTTGGACAATGACCCTTCGGCAACTATTGAACTTCTTAAAAACCATTATGGTTTGGACCAGCAAGAATCTTTCGAGGAAGACGACATCTGGGCAGACCCGATGGAGAAACAGTATAAGCAACTGGAACGTCGTTTAGCTTCTTTCGAGGAGCAGCAAGCGATGAACGAGTTGGAACGTACTATTGGCGGTCTTCAGCAAAAGTACGGAGACGACTTTGACGCTAATGAAGTTGTATCAGTAGCTTTAGCTCAAGGCACTACTAACCTAGAGGCGGTGTACAAGCAAATGGCTTTTGACAGACTTTACAGCAGAGAGCAGGCACAACGTGAGTTGCAGTCACGCAAGGCACAGCAGGAACAAAAGATTGTTCAAGCTAAGCGGTCTAGCGGGATTGTTGCTGGCGGTTCGTCGGCTCAGGGGTCTTCCTCCGATGCTGCACCTATCACTTCACTAAGGGATGCTTTTTCTGCGGCTAAAGCGCAGTTAGGTATTTCTTAATAACTCTTTAGGAGGAAACTACAATGGCAAACCCAAATTTTGATGCACTGTTGTCAACGACACTTGCTAACTACCGTGACAAGTTGACCGACAACGTGTTCACCGCACGTCCACTCACATACTGGCTTTCAGACAAGGGTCGCATTCGCACCGAGTCTGGTGGCACCAAGATTGTTGAGCAGTTGATTTACGGTCAGAACGACACTGTTAAGTCATACTCAGGATACGAAACCCTGAGCCTTACACCACAAGAAGGCATCTCGGCTGCAGAATACGATTGGAAGCAGTATGGTGCTTCAATCGCTATCAGCGGTATCGAAGAAGCAAAGAACAACGGAGAGCACGCAATCATTGACTTGCTTGAAGCTAAGATTATGCAGGCTGAAGAGTCTCTGCGTGAAGGCTTCAACCAGATGTTCTTTGGTGATGGTACCGGCAACTCAGGTAAGAACTGGAACGGTCTTGGAAACTTGATTGAGTCAGGCAACACTGTTGGTGGTATTAACTCTGCTACAGCAGGTAACGAATACTGGCGTTCATACGAAGAGAACACCGCTGGCGCGTTGACTCTTCTTCAGATGGCAACCGCTTACAACAGCGTGTCTGTTGGTAACGACCACCCAGACCTTATCCTCACCACACAAACATTGTTTGAAAAGTACGAGTCGCTGCTTCAACCACAGCTTCGCTACACAGACACCAAGACAGCAGAAGCTGGTTTCCAGAACCTGTTGTTCAAGGGCGCACCCATCATGTACGATGTGCACGCTCCTGCTGGCACGATGTTCTTCATTAACTCGAAGTACCTCAAGCTTGTTGGTCACTCCGACAAGTGGTTTGCACAGACCGATTTCGTTCGCCCTGAAAACCAGGACGCACGTTTCGCGCTCATCATGTGCTACGGCAACCTTGTTTGCTCGAACCGCAAGAAGCAAGGTAAGCTTACGGCAAAGACCGCCTAAGTTAACCGCTTGGATTGGGGGGACGAAAGTCCCCCTAGTTCTTAATTCTTCAACTACTTAAGGAGTAAAAAATGGCAAAGATGCCCGACCCGGTAAAAAAGAAGACTGTAAAGTCAGCAGTGTCACGTAGCAAAGCAATTGAAAAAGCATCTATTGCTGAAGCAAAAGCATCACGTGGTCAAGTTATGCAAAAAGCACGCTATCCAAAGATGTCCACTGCTAGTGGTGCAGCAGAGGCCGCAAAGCGTGGTGCTGGTAAAGCACGCAACTCTATGGGTGGTTTTGGAAAAACCAAAGCACGCCCAATGATTTCCAACGAAGGAAAGGTTGCTAACCAAGCTTCACGTCGCAAAGCGATTGCTGAGCGAAAGTCTATCAACGCAACACGTAGTGCTTCTGCCAAGAAGCGCAATGCTATTGGTGGAGGTTTTGGTGCATCTACAGCAGAGGCACGTCAAGCTGCTGCAGACAGAAAGACACAAGCCGCAGCAACTCGGAGTAACGCCGCAAAGAAGCGTAATGCAGTTGGAGGAGGAATGGGCAAAACTCGTAGTCGTTCCGAAGCTTCTGCTAAAAAGCGCAATGCAATTGGTGGCGGTTTTGGCATGACAAAAACATCCAAAAACTATTCTCCATCAAAGCCAAAGCGTAAATCATCACCAAGGCTTCCAGAAACACGATAAGTAACAACTTTACCTATAGGGTATGAGTAAACAACTTGCACATACCCTGTACGGTGAACCTATTTCTGGTATTCGACCCGCTGGGGAGGCACCGGGGAGTCGCATTGCGCCTCCTGGTGCCCCCTATGTCGGACGTAACCGTTGTATCGCCAATAACGATACTTGTGAAGGCCCTAAGGCTAAAGATACTGACTACTGTATTGGCCACCTTCGCGCTATGACTAAGAAAGAAGATTAATGGCTACTACGAATGAGCTTCGACAACTAGTGTGGGATATTATGGACCTGGAAGATACTGACCTTCCTGGTGCTCTTGTTGTGCAGTTTATTCGTGATGGTTTTGACCGTATCATTAATCTTGAACGCCGTTGGCCGTTTTATGAGACAACATACACATTAAACACTACCGCTGGGCAACGCGACTACCCTATCAGCGGTATCGGTTCTGGTGACTTGCGTGAGGTTGTTTCTATTTTGGATAACAGTTCAGCCGGCAACCGTTTAAACATTGTGTCGCTTGACGAGGCTGAAGCAGTGTGGCACGGAGCATTCGATGTTCCTACACGTCCGTTGCTGTATGCCGAGTGGGGAGAGTCAATTAAGCTGTACCCTAAGCCTGATACTGTTTATCCTTTGACTATTCGTGGATACCGTAAACCCAGCTATACGTGGGCAACGGTAACATCTCAGGCTCCCGACCTTGATGAGCGTTTTCATACCGCACTGGCATACTATGCTATTTCTCAAGCGTACAAGCGTCAAGAAGATTCTGAGATGACTCAAATGTATAAGCAATCTTTTGATGAGGCTGTTTCTCTTGCTAAGACGGAGATTATGCGTACTCCTTCGCATCGTCCGATGATTATGTCTCGAGGTGCTGTTCGTCCTAGTAGCAAATACTGGCTGGAGTCTATGGGCCGTACGCTGGGGCAATAATGGCACAGTTGCGTACAGTTCGTCAAGATGATTTCACGGGTGGTTTAAACCTGAGAGCCGACCAGTTTCAGTTGGCTCCTAATGAGTCACCTAAAATGTTTAACGTAGAGATTGACCCTCGTGGTGGTGTCTTTTTGCGTGGTGCTATGCGACGCATCAATACCGCAGGTATTGCTGCAAGCTGGAAACCTAAGAATCTGTTTCCGTTTTATGGTGATTCACATTATTTGATGTTGAGTACCGGAACTAATGGTGCTACAGATGGTGACGTGTTTTATTCTACTGGTAGCAACTTTACTAGTTTGGCTATTCCTGTTGGCTATAAGTATGGTGCGTCTTTTTCTCCGTGGGGTAATAAGTTGTTTATTGCTTGTGGACCAACTAAGGTTTCATACAAGTGGGATGGGACTACAAAGACAGCATTAACTGCTAGTGGACCTATTTGGCAGAGCAATTATAGTTCACCAACAATTTCACCTGAGTATTTTCCTCAGGCCGCACATACTATCACACATGCTGGTAAAGTTTTTGTAGCAAACACACAGGAGAACAGCGTGCTTCGCCCTAACGTTCTTCGCTGGTCACATCCTAACAATCCAACTAACTGGGCTGAACAGGACTTTATTGAAATCAATGATGGCGGTCAAAGCATCACTGGTTTAGCATCGTTTGGTGGTCACTTGTTGGTGTTTAAAGAGAATGCTGTGTTCGCTGTGTTTGGTTATGATTCTGACACATTCCAGGTTGTTGAGGTTTCCCGCAATGCTGGTGCTCCAACACCGCACGCTATCTGCACGACAGAGCGCGGTGTGTACTTTTATTCACCTGCAAATGGTTTAATGTTTTACAACGGCAACAGTGTTATTGATGTTTTTGAGCCAGTACGTCCAGCAATCTTAAACAACGACATCAACAGCGCAGCGGTTGAAGAAGTTTATGTCAGCTACATTAACCGTCGAATTTGGGTTTCCCTGCCGTATAGTGAGGTTTCTTTGGCTACTACGCCTACGGCTGTTTTCGTTTATGACCCTACAGTTTCACAGCGTGGAGCGTGGCTATTGTTTGGACTCAACGGAGATAAAGGGGTTGCCGGGGGTTGCACGTTTGTATCCGCAACTGGCGACACTACACACGTTGCGGCACATCCATCTATCGCTGAAGTTCTTGAAGTAGACATCCAGGGAAACGCCAATGATAACATTGGTGGTT